TTATTTCCCAGTGATCAATTTTAATAAATGCTCTCTCTTGTCGGGAGAAATCTCAAAAGTCACAGATATTTTATCGTTATTAGGTGGCAAAGATTCTTTGTCCACAAAAACCTTGGGATAAGTAAATAAATACAATATATCAACACCAAGACAATTTGCGATTTTGGAAAGTTCATTAACTTTCAGTTCTCTTTTACCGTTTTCTATTTTACTTATAACAGCTATATCAACACTTAGTGCTTCAGCAATAACATCTTGATTTATGCCTTTAGCTGTTCTAATTTCCTTGATATTTTGTACAACATTCATAATGGTAAAGTTAAGTAATTGATTATCATTTTCTTTTGCGATTAAAGATGTTTTATTTGCGATTTTGGAAAGATTTATTTGCGATTTTGGAAAGTTTTATTTTACTTTGCAATACAATTTGTAATACAACTTGCAATACAAAATATAAAACAAAATGACGATATCACAAAAAATAATTAAAAGAATAATCTCAGATAATGATTTTTCTCTCAGAATGGCAATACACTTGAAAGCGACACAAGTGGCTGTTATTTTAAAAGCAAGAAGAAAATCAAATAGTTTGCTGTTACCGAACTGTATAGAATTTTACAAGCAAAATGGTTATTCTGATGATGAAATCCTAGAGAAACAACCAGGGCGAAAAAGCTCTTAAGTTTATATTCCAACCATAGCCACGAAGGGTCTAAATATCATCATAAATTTTTCTTCATAACTTTTTGGGCAACAGACCAGCCTAGACGGGGTGCAGTGGCTTTTTAACTTAAAAACTCAATTATAATTTAAAATAAATAAGATGAAAAAAACAGATAAACCGCTTGCGGTAAACTTAGAATTTGAAGAGCAGTTAAGAGAATTGCTGTCACAGGCTCCAGAGGGCTTTGGGTTCTTATGTTTCTATTACCTTACGAATGGTGAAAAACCTTGTGAAGAAGGAGTTATGCTTCATGCGGAAGGACCATTTATCGCAGAAACTATTGTAAGTGCAATGGAGGCAGAGGGACATATAAATACTTTGATACAGGCTGCATCCTCATATGTTACTGAATGTAGAACTCGTGAAAACAAAGACAATCATGACAAGCGCCAAAAGACAACAGTATAACGCCTGCTACAGGCTGAGAAAAAAAGGAATAAAAGTTTCCACGCCAGAAAAAACCATATATGGTTCAGCTGAACTGAGTGAGAAACCTACGGTTTTCCTGCTCCTTGAAAAATTTTCTTTTGTTGTTCAAACTCAAATATTTACAAATGAAAAGTAGAATTAAAAATCCCAAACTAAGGGCTTTTGTAGAGGGATTCAAAAAAACATCCACACCAGTCACTGTTATAGATTTTTTAAAAGAGGGAGGAGATGATTTTAGCATTGGTATTAAAACTAAAGTAAAAAGATTAGCCAATAAGAATGAGGCTGTAATAAAAGTTGTAACTGGATAATGATTTACGAAAAAAGAAATAAATACACCTGGGTATTAAAGGAGAAAGAAAAAAACAATACAGCACCTGTTTCAGAAGCTGTTTCGGAAAAGCCGACAAAACAAAATTCTCGATATAAAACAGCTCAGTATCGGACTTTCTGCAAAAGACTTTTTACTTATAAAAAGTTTGTTTGTAAAACTGAACTGAATATCCTTATAAAAGAGCAACTGCACGCCAATACCACTTGGTATCGTAACAGAATGGTTCAGCTGGGTTTCTTGAAAGAGGAATTTAATGTTTTCAAACCAGGAGAGAATTTATAAAAGATGAACAAGTATTTTTTTCATTGTATTTAAATTTAAGTTTCCCAGCTGGTTTCGGTGCGAGCCTGCCAGCTGGTTTTTTATCTAAACTATAAGAAATGAATTTCCCAATAAATCAAAACGATATATTCCAGGCGACTAACGGCGGTCTGGACTTGATACAGAGGTTTTTGCCTCAAGTTCGGCAGAACAAGCATTTTAAAATACGGCACGAGGGAACAGAGTCTGCTAATCTTTCCAGGAAGGACGGGATTTATTTCGTAAAAGACTGGGGAGACACGGGAGGTTTCTATGCCGAAAGCCGAAACGGGATCCATATTTACGCCCACGAAATGGGGCTTACTTATTTTGAAGCTCTCTTGCAGCTGGGTAGAGAATTGGGGATTTTGGACGAAAATAAAACTAAACCTAAAAATATAAATGTATGCAAGTTTTCTGAGTTCGAGGGAACGCTGAATGAGGAGGGATTTTGCTACGAAACCAAAGATTTTACACCTTACGAGCTGGAGGTTCTTGGACCGCTGATGACGGAGGAAGTATGCAGAAGGTATGGGCTTTATTCCTTGAAGTCTTATTCTTGGCTCAAAAAGGAAGAAAATACCCAAAAAGAACTCTGCAATGTCTACACGGTGGAGAGTTCCGAAACCTATCCTGTTTTTGCCTTTATCGTAAAAGCAGGAGGCGGAAAGAAGAAAATCCATCTGGAGGGCGAAAACAAAAATGTAGTAGTAGAAGAACCCGAAGAAGAAAGAGTTTGGCTGAAAATCTATAAGCCGAAATCAACAGATAAGAAATACCGATTTTCTTACCTTGGAAAGAAGCCATCACAGCACATTTTTGGGCTGGAGAATGTAAAGTCTATTTACAATAAACTCCAGCAAGAAGTAGAGGAGTCCTACGATGACGAGGAGGAATCTGCACCAGCCAAAGTGAAGAAATTAGAGCGAATAGTCATCTGCTCTGGCGACAGAGATTCTCTAAATATGGCTTCTACGGGAGAAACTGTGGTTTGGTTCAATTCTGAAACTGCAGACATTACCGAAGCACAAATTGCGATGCTATTCAAGTATGCATTTGAGGTTATCAATGTTCCAGACCTTGACCCTACAGGCTTCGAGGCTGGGAAGAAACTGGCTTTGGAGCATATGGATATCAAGACTGCGTGGCTCCCAGAAAGCCTTACCAAATCCAAAGATTTTAGAGGTAATCCGAAAAAAGATTTTACCGACTTCATGAAATCTGAAGCTGCATTTGAGGACAAGGAACAAAAAGAGCTTCGAGCAAAAGTGAAAAGGTTTTTGGAACTTGCCAGACCTGCTAAGTTTTGGATTGAAAAATGGAGAACGAACAAAGAGGGGAAGAAAATAGACCACACGCCAACCTACAGCGTGAATTACAAAAATGCGTTCAATTTTTTGAAGCTGAACGGATTTTTCAGAATAAAAGACGCCACCAGAAAGGATGGTTACTATTTTGTTCAGCAGAACAAGCACATTCTTCGGGAGGTTTCCTCGCAGGAAATCAAAGACTTTTTCAATAAGTTTTTGGACGAAAAACAAAAAGAAAAAGGGCTTCGGCTTTTTCCCGATGAACTGCTGAACATGGTCATTGGTTCAGAGGCAGTTTCGGAGAAAAAACTTCAGAACCTGGAGAGCAAGGAGTTTGATTTTACAGACTTTACTCCTACTTCTCAGTTTTTCTTCTTTGACAAATTCATTTGGGAAGTCAGCAAGGATAAAATAGAAAGGATAGACAAGGGCTACAGCCGTTATGTGATGGAGGACGATATTTTGAACGAAATCATTTTCCGCCAGACCAGAACAACTCTGAACACTTCTAAACTGAATATAGAAGAGCCGTTTTTCAACATTAAAAAAGATGAGAATAACAACTGGAAGTTGGATATTGTAAGAAGTGACTGTGATTTCATGAACTACTTTATCAACACCTGCCGAGTTCATTGGAAAGAGGAACTGAGAGATTTGAAACCGTCTGAATATGATAACTATCTTGACGAAAACAAATTTATTATCAATAAAGAAACGCTTTCAGAGGATCAGATCTACGAACAAGAATTGCATTTTATCAACAAGGTGTATTCTTTCGGATATATGCTCCACCGATACAAAGACCCTGCTAAGGCTTGGTGTCTCTATATCATGGACAACGAAGTAGTAGACGACAACGAGTCCCACGGGCGAACAGGAAAGTCTATTTTTTCCAGCCATGCTTTGAGATTGTTCATGAATTCCAAGTATTTAGGAGCGAGAAAAAAGGGACTGCTGGAGAGCGACTTCTTGTATGATGGGATAACGGAACAGACCGACTATGTGCTGTTCGATGATGCGGATAAGAGATTCCAGTTTCAGCAGTTATTCACGGATATTACTGGAGACTTGAATGTAAATCCGAAGAACCAGAACGCTTATTTAATTCCGTTCTACCTATCTCCGAAGTTCTGTATTTCTACCAACTATGCACCTTATGGGCTGGACAGCTCCACCAGAGGGAGGATTTTATTCATGTCATTCGGGAATTGGTATCATGGCGAGATAGAGGGTTTCACAGAGCGAAATCCGATGCATGATTTTAACAATAGATTTTTCACTGATTGGGATGAAAAGCAGTGGAATTTGTTCCTAAACTTTGCCATGCAGTGTCTGCAGTTCTACCTTTCTACAAATGAAAAGATAGGAGCACCAGAAGGGAACATCAGAAAGAGAAACCTATTGGCTGAAATCGGAATTGTATTCTTTGAATGGGCTGAAGATTATTTCAAAGATGAAAACATTAACCAGGCTGTATGCCGACGAGTGATGTATGAAAACTTGAAGAATTATAATAATTCCATGAAGCAGATTTCAGCGACTTCTTTCAAGAATAAATTAAAACAGTTCTGCGAACTGAAAGGATACATATTTAATCCAAAGGATCAACTGACTGATAAAGCAGGGCAAAGAATTATGAAATGGACGGATAGTAAAACCGAGGAGCATTTCTTTATCCAAGTTCCAGAAGAAAGCGCAGAGGAAACAAATAACGAGCAAGACGATATATTTTTTTAAACCATGATAAAAACGGAGTTCCCTACGAATAGAGCAGAGCTGAAAGAGCAATTCGGCTACCTTTCTTTCCAGTGCACATTCATCAACACGGATGTTGTAGTGGTGCGAAGCAGGAGGACTTATAAGTATGTTCTTATCACATATTGCTGCGGGAGAAAAACGGGTTTTATTTGCGAAGATGAAACCCTACAATGGGAGAAGGCTTTCGAGATTTTCAAGGAAGTGCCAAGCAATTACAATGATTTAGACCAATGGGAAACCCAGAATGAGGAAAGGCTGGAACTATTGGTTCCAAACACGCACAATTATGTGTTTATCGATGATAAAGTAATAAGAGAAGTAATAAAAATTAAAGAGAAAAAATAAAAAATATGGATAGAATAAAATTATTTACAACAGGATTCACTCAGGTGTTCCTGGTTGTGCTGAACACTTATTTCATTACGAGAGAATTCCTATTTGGAATCCTTGCATGCGGCTTTCTTATCAGTTTTGTGTGGTCGCACAATGTGAAGAAAATTGCCTTTGGCAGTGAGCTGGATAGAATTATTTATTCCCTTGGAGCAATGACTGGGAGTATCCTGGCATTTTACTTCGGGAAATGGATTTATTAAAAGAACATTATGGAAGAAAATGAATAAACCTAAAGTAGGAGAAATCTGGAAAATCCAAAGAGCTAAATGGATATTTGAAAACACCAAAAAAGGTGATATTATTTATGAAAATAGTATGAAAATAAAAGTTTTAGATGTAAAGTTTTGGAGTTCTGATATGGATTTTCACGATTTAATAATTCTAACCTTAAAAAGATTACCAGATAAAACTTGGTTTGAAATAATAAAAGAAAAATTTTACAAATTATGGAAACAAAAGAAATGAAAATACAGGTGCCAGAGGGCTACGAAATTGACAGAGAAAATTCAACTTTTGAAAAGATAATTTTTAAGAAAGTGGAAAGAGAGTTACCTAAAACATGGAAAGATTTGCTCTTTGTAGAAGGGTGGTTTATAAATGGTAAATGTTATATTATTGAAACAGGAAAGCTTATCACCCAAGAGTATAATAAAAACACATTTCCGACTAAAGAAGAAGCTGAAGCATGTTTAGCACTTGCTCAATTATGTCAGCTGAGAGATAGATATAACAATGGATGGAAGCCTAATTGGGAAGATTACAACGAAACTAAATATTGTATAGAATTTTGCCAAGGTCGAATAGAAACTATCGACCGAGTTAATTGTCATAAAATACTAACATTTAAAACAGAAGATCTCAGAGACAAATTTCTAGAGAATTTCAAAGATTTAATTGAAACAGCAAAACCATTGTTATAACAGACCACAGCGAAACAACTGTAAAAGAATAAACAAAACCTACAAAAACAAAAACATTTAAAATTTATTCATATGGATATTATTGGAAACATCTACAGCAGAGAGGCTGCGGAGCAGAAAACAGAAACATTCCGTGTTCAGAAATTCATACTGGACGCCTCTTACTTTGACAATTACACCCAGACTAATCGTGAGAATTTTCTCAAAATGCAGGTTAAAAACGCTGGTATTGAAAAGCTAGCAGCAATTCCCGATGGTAGTAGAGTAAAAGTTTTCTTCAGCATTGATGGAGGATTTTACAACAAGGAGGACGGAACGAAGGGACACGCTCAGAATCTCTCTGCGTTCAATTTCGAAGTGATTAAGCTGGCTGAGAATAAACCAGCCACTCCTGCTGCTCCTGCACCACAAGAAACCGACTTCTAGATGCTTAGGCACTAATTAGTTTTTTTCATTGTAATCCGCTCAGATTTGGGCGGATTTTTCTTTTTGATATACATCAGTTTTCGCACACCTACAAGGCGGCGATTTTCACAACCCCCTGCCACCCCCAAAAAGTTGTAAAAAAGTTGTAAGGATTGTAAGGAATTATCCGAGCGGTCTGTTTGTCGGGTTTTATCGCCTTACAACTTTTATTTTTATTTTGTAAGGAATGGATAATCCTTACAAAAAAATTGTAAGGGAAAAACTGCCTTACAAAATGAATTTGGCTGTTGTATGGGATTCTTACAACTCAAAGTAAGGTATAAATATTTGAAAAATAAGCACTTACAAAATCCTTACAATTCTTACAACTTTTTTCCTACTTTTTAGAGAATTTCAGAATAAAAGTTTCAGAAACTAAAAAAAGCAGAGCCTTTATAATATGGTGGAAAAATCATATACTTGCTGAAAAAATAAGGATGCTAGTAAGTATATTTTTGCCAGTGAGTAAGCCGATCAAGCAGTTTTTGACTCAGAAATTTGGTGCAGAATATCAGCCAAGCCGAGATAATTGGTTTGGAATTCTTATCAGTTCTCTTTTGAGTAAGAAAAATTCGAACTGGGATGATCGTGCAAAAAATGAAGTCTTTGAGGAGGAATATAAAATTTCCTTCAAATTGTCTTATTCAGACAAGCACGGCATCTGCATTCTTCCTACGCACGAGCAGCTGCTTCGGCGTGCGGTGGAAAGTTTGTTTCGGGAGCATCTGTATGAAACAGCAGTTCTCAACAAACTCTACTATGATATAGAGTATAAAACATCCATAGAAAACCTGCTGAATTTCTACGGGATCCATGAGGAAGAAAAATCCTATTATCAAACTATCATTAGGGATTTTAACAGGAAAAAGGATAAAATCGCCCAACGATTAGAAAACCAGCCAAATAAAATATTTTCGTAAAAAAACTTTAAAATATGGTGGAAATCAGCAATATTCCAGAAAAATTCTTTCGTGAAATTCGACAAATCGAAATTTTCAACGCTAAAGAATATTCATTCATGGCGAACAGCACAGGCAAGAGTGTTTCTACTGAACCGAAAATAATCTTTAGAAACATTGTTCCTGAGGACTTCGATAGGTCTATCAAAAGAAAATCCAAAAACGGAAACATTTTTTTCGAAGTGGATTTATCATTTAATCTCTATGGTCTCAACCCAATGAACATCAGCGCTTATTCTGTTCTTTTGAACAAAAAGGGTTTTGCCATCCGCCTGGTGACCAATGTAGATTCCATGATATTGGGTAATGAACAAGAGCCGTTCATGGTAGAAGTTCACGATGGGCGCAAGGATGATAATTCTGGAAGTGATAGGATGCAGATCCAAATTTCTGGCGCTACCATTATAGAGCCCAAAGCCCAGAGCTTATAATTTTTCTGTCTTTTTTTACGCACTAAACATTTTGGATTTTTGAAAAATAAAATCTAAGAATGTTTAATGGTAATACTTTATTAAATACTCCGCTGGCAATAGATAAAGGCTATTTGATGAGCCTTGTTCCATCATTGGCAGCGGAATTTATGTTGATGAAATCCTCTCCTATACAGAGTGTAAAGGAGAGAGAAATGCAGTATTTATCCAAAATCAACAAACAGGGAGAAGGGAAAGAAAACATGAAGTTTCCTGTAATAGTAGATATTGTGGGAGCAATCACTAAATATTCTACTTACTTCTCTTACGGCACCCAGTTCCTTGGGGAGCTCTTGAAAGAATTGGATAGAAGCCCAAGTGTTTCAGGAATTATTCTCAATATAGATTCTGGGGGCGGTATGGTCTCTGGAACCGCAGAACTTACCTATATCATCAAGAATTTAGAAACTCCTACTATATCATATACCAGCGGTTATCAGTGTTCGGCAGCGCTGGACATTGCCTCTGGGTGTGATTATCATATGGCATCTCCTTTTGCTGATAAAATTGGCTCTATTGGGACGATGCTGTCTTACCAAGATTTTTCGGCAATGTTCGAAAAATGGGGAGCAAAAATCTATGAAATCTATGCTCCACAGTCTACAGAGAAGAACAAGGAGTATCGTGAACTGATGAAAGGAAACGAAAAACTCTACACTGAACAGCTGAAGGATTTAGCAGATGATTTTATTTCCAGAATGAAGGAAAATTTTGGGGAGAAGCTGAAAGATGACGGGCATGTTTTCAAAGGAAAAACCTACACTCCGAAAGAGGCTTTGGAAATCGGTCTTATAGATGAACTCGGCTCTCTAGAAGATGCATTGAGCAAATTTTAATCATAATATCAAATAAAATGAAATTCACAAGAATCACAGCCCTACTGGGACTAGCGCAACTGACATTCCATGCAGGAGTGTTTGGGACGCAGAAGCCTTTTGCGAAGCTATCGGAAGAGGAATTGGAAAAAATAGAAAACGCCTTGGCTGGTCTGGAATCAGAAGGATTGGCGGAAGAACTGGAAAAAACCAAGCAGAGTCTTTCTGATGCTGTAACGAATTTAGAGGTTGTAAAAAAAAATTCGGAAGAAACGGCACAGGCGGTAGAAGCCGCACTAGAAACTGCAGGGTTAAAAGAAGAGGCTAAAGAAAGCGTGGTGGAAAACATCGCTTTACTTGGGGAAAAATGCAAGGAATTCGGAGGCTCTAAAAACAGACATTCTGTGGTAGAGAATGACGGAACAGAGAATTCTGAAAATGGTTTGATTGGAGGATTTATGAATCCAGAAGACGAGCACAATAAGCTGCTCCAGAGAGTAAAAAAGTAGAATAAATTAAAATATAAGAATATGAGTTTAAAAACAGATCAGATTAAAAACGAGCTTATTCGTTATTTATCTGTAAATCCTACTTTATTCAGCGGTATGGTTTTATCCAGTGAGGTTTACATTAACCGATTTGTTAGAACCGTAACCAAGGTAAAGGGACATTATCCATCGGTTCAGGCATTGATGAGTCATGCAGTTCAGATTTTTGATTCCAAGAAAGTAACTCCTTATGGAGATATTACATTCTTGTATAAAGATTTGAAGAATTTCCATCAAAAAGTGGATTTCCAAATAGATCCAGCGGAAATTTTGGGAAGTATTTTTGAAGAAAAATACGAAGAAAGCAAAGGACTGCAGCAGAAGAGCATCTCTGTTCTTGCTATGCAGATTTTAAAAGAAAAAGTGATTGATGATGTTAATATTTTATCCATCACTGGTAAGTTTGATGCTTCACAGAAAGGGCTGGCATCTCCTACATTCGGTTCATCAATGGACGGACTGAACGAGGTTCATAAGAAAATAGCAGCGGATACTACAAATCCAGCGTTCTTGATTCCTGGTGATGCGATAACTAAAACCAATGTTTTGGAAGCGGTAACGGAATACGAAAGACAGATTCCATCACTTTATAAAAACAAAGTGAAAACTATCTTCATGAGCCAAGCTGATGCGGAAGATTATCAGATTGCATATGAGGACAGGTTTGGACAAAACAAGTTCCAGGATGATGCCATGAGAACAAGGCTTGGCAAGAGACAAATCGTGGGCATACCGAACCTTACCAAAGGAACTATCGTGTCTACGGTGGACAATAACCTATTAAGGCTTATTGATGAAATTGATAATCCAGCGACTATTACTTCGGTTCAAGAGAACGGAAGAATATTGGATGTTCTTGGAGAGTTCTCTCTTGGATATGATTATGCTGTAAACCAATTGGTATTCATGCATACATCAGATGGAACGAAGAAACGAGGATTGAACAATGCGGATCAGAACGAATTGTTCTATGCAAGTGAAAAACTAAGTGTGTAATCCTATACCTGTAGGCACTTTAGGGTGCTTACAGGTTTTTCTAAAAAAAATAATATTATGGCAAAAGAAGACGAAAAAGTTTCTGAAAACATCGAAGAAACTACAGATAATACTCTAGCATCTACAGAAAATGTAGCAAAGGAAACTCTTGACACTCGTGAGGAGGAACTGAATGTTTTTGCGGACCAGCTCAAAGAAAAAGAAGCTGAACTGGACAAGCGTGAGAAAGAAATCTCAAAAAGAGAAGCTGAACTGGATAAGAGAGAAAAATCTCTTACAAAGAAAGAATCTAAACCAGCAGAGCCGAAAGCAGAAGCTGTTTCATTTGTTTTCAACGGAGAAAAATACAGATTCACTGATGATGCTCCGAGCAAAATCAGAATCGATGGTTTCGTTAAAACTCAGCAGGAAATATCCCAAGACAAAGACATACTGCTTCAGTTGGTTGTTGGCGGGTCTGGATTGATAGAAAAAGTTTAACCAAAAAAATAAATAAAATTATGGCAAGTTGTTTTGATAGCATTCCGCACGAGAACTTGGAGCATTGTCCAAATGATGAAATCAATTCTGGGATTGCAACGAAGTTGTATTATGTTCCTGTAGATTTCATTAAAAGTATGGCAAAGCCTACGATTTCTACTACCTATGCCAGCAGGGTAACCATTGCAGCAGGAGGTATTGTTCTTAATAGTGGCAAAGCGTGGAAATCCATCGATATTCAGATGGATGAAGGAGAGTTGAAACCGACCCTTACAGGGAATGTGGGCAACAAGAAGACAAAAACAGAATTGGAATTTCTTATTCCTGGTCTCAGAACGGAAGTGTTGGGCTGGATAGATGCCTATAAGAATGCTCCGTGTGTTTTTGCGGTAAAAGATGCCAACGGGAAACTCTTTGTGATTGGAAACAAAGACCTTGGAGCAAGAATAGATTCTGCCGAGGGAACTACAGGTAAGAAGATAGATGATAACTCTGGAGTAACAGTGAAGTTGGTAGCGAACGCGAAAACTTGTGTATATGAAGGAGAAATCACATTAGAACCTGCAGCATAGAAAATTGGAAAAGATGGATAAAAAGTATTTCAAACTGAATGTTCCGATTGGAACAAGGATTATCAGTTCTCGTGGTGATTTTGTAGTGGAAGAAGTTCCAGATGATGCTTTTGATTTTTTCCAAAGAGGCTCTCAGTGGCTTTCGCTGGTGCCAGAGGCTGTAGAGGGTCTTTCCAAATTGTCGGAAACGAAACTTAAAAGCCTTTTAGCTCTCAAAGAAAGGCAGGATATGGCAGAAGACGCTGGCATTATCCAAGAGGCTTTGGAGCAAATTCTCCTTACGAGAACGGAGACAGCAGAAGATAAATCAAAATCACAAAAGAAACAGGAAGCCTAGTGCTTTCTGTTTTTTATCATTATGAACGCAAAAGAGCACCAGGAACTTTTAGAAAAGTATATTTCATACGGAGGAAACCAGCGGATAACGGAAGCCTGCAGGAGGTTTTCCCTGCAGAATTTCGCAAAGCTGAAATATGAATTTTCTCGATTGAATAAGCCTGCAGAAACGAAAGTTTCAGCTGAAACTCCAACCGATAAACCAGCAGACCAAGAGAGTGGAATTCCGAAAACAGAAGCGCCGAGAAAAGTCTTCAATGATTTTATTGCAGATTATCCCGTAGAGCTTCATAAGGTTTTCCGCAGACGCTGGGGGCTGTGGATGGAGGCTTGCTCCCTTAAAATTCAGCTCGGAGAACTTGACCCTAAAGACGAAGACAAAGCCTTTGAGCTTCAGTGGAAAATTTGGGTATGTTTTAGAGAATTTGACCAGTGTCAAAAGGTGCTGAAACATTACAGAGAGCATAAGAGAATAATGCCTTTGGAGACTGAAACTGATTTCGAGGGAATGAGTGAGCTGGAAATTTATAAATATCGGGACAATCTTAGGGCGCTGATTACAAGGAGGAAACAGACCATTAAAAAAATGGAAAACTCCCTGCCTGCTCCCGAAGATCCAGAATATAAGAGCCGACTGCACACGCTGAACCTCAAACGGGAACAACTCCAAGAAAAAGAAAACGAACTCATGGAATGCGAAAAATTTTTGAATAATGGAAAATAAAATATATGCTCCTTTGGAATGGTATACGGTTCAGAGGAAAGTAAAAGAGTTAGTGCCTTGTGATTTTAATCCAAGACAAATCAATGATGCCGATATGAAGAAACTCCGAGAAAGCTTGGAGAAATTCAATTTGGTAGAAATTCCAGTCATTGACCTGGACAATACGCTGATAGCAGGACACCAGAGAGTAGCTGCGTTGTTCGTGCTGGGGCGTGGTGAGGATAGCATCGATGTAAGGATTCCAAACCGAAAGCTTACCGAGGAGGAATTCAAAGAATACATGCTCCGAAGTAATATCCATAATGGTGAATTTGATTGGGAAAAAATAGAGGAATTCTTTCAAGATTTAGACCTTGAAGGTATCGGAATGGATATGGGCGATTTTGATGAATTTTTGAAACAGAACGCTGTGCTTCCGCCTGAAGAAGAGGGCGATTTTGACGCTTCACTTCATGAAAAAACGCAAAGTGTAGAGGGGGATTTATTCGAATTAGTTTCTAAAGATAAAAACATAAAGCATAGGTTTTTGTGCGGTAGTTCTACCGATTCAGAGAACTGGGCGAGGTTGCTTGGTGATGACAAACTGAACCTATTACTTACCGACCCTCCGTATAATGTAGACTATCAAGGAGGAACGAAAGACAAACTAAAAATCAAGAATGATAAGATGAGCAATGATAATTTTTATCGATTCTTGTATGATTTCTTTGTGAATAGTTATGTTTTTTCTCATGCTGGAGCACCTGCGTATGTATTTTATTCGGATTCGGAGGCTATCAATTTCAGACAATCTATGCTGGATGCAGGATATAAGATTTCCTCTACTTTGGTCTGGGTAAAAAATTCATTTGTATTAGGAAGGCTGGACTATCATATGCAGCATGAACCTGTTATTTTCTGCGAAGAAACACAGCCTACGGAGATAGAAACGCACCGTTCTCTGGTGTATGGCTGGAATGCGGAAGGAGCTCATCCTTGGTATACGGACCGAAAGCAAAGTTCGATTTTAAGGTTTGACAAACCACAGCGAAACGCAGACCATCCTACGATGAAGCCTTTAGATTTAATGGGGTATTTGATAAAGAATTCCAGCAGGCAAGGGGAAATTGTAGGTGATGGCTTCTTAGGTTCTGGCTCTACCTTGATAGCTTGTGAGCAAAATTGGAGAGCGTGCAGAGGCTTTGAGCTGGACACGAGGTTTTCGGATGTTATTGTAAGGCGGTGGGTGTCCTATATGAAAGAAAACGGATTGGCTTATGAAGTGTGGAGAAACGGGAAACAGCTTACAGATGCTGAGATAGAGCAATTTAATAAAAAGTCAGAGGAATAAACCTCTGATTTTTTTGTAAAAAAAATGAAAAAAAGTTAGTAAAAAACTTGTGTATTGTGAAAATTCACAGTATCTTTGTGGTGTTAAAAAAAGCGAAAGATATGAAGTTAACAGAGAAAGAAAAGGAGTTAATCGAAGCAATTAGAAACTTCTTAAAATCAAAACACAATCCCTCAATAGAATTAGAGTTTTATGCAAGGGAGCTTTTCGAAAAGATGATGGATGGAGAAGAGGAAGAAAAAGAAAAGTAAAAAATAAACCGCCCAAAGCGGGCGGTTTTTAATCTAAAAATATTAAGATATGGAAATAGGAATTAGTAAAAAAGTGGCTTACAAAAAGCAGTTAGAAGATATTATTGTAGATGTATCTTGGGGCAAGATTTCCAAGAATTATTTCGGGAAATCGGCATCATGGATATATAATAAACTTTCTGAAATAGATGGGAACGGAGGAAAAGGTGGATTTACTCCAGAGGAAAGTGAGCAGTTTAAGGGAGCATTATACGACCTTGCTGAAAGATTGAGAAAGGCTGCTGATAATTTTCAAGCATAAAATACAAATTTCATAGAAATTTGCTTTTTTTAACATCTGCCCTGCATTTGCAGGGCTTTTTTTGTGTTTTGCCGTGACTTCGGGGTTTCTTATATTTGGAGCATGGAATTGTCAAAATTCAAGAAAGACAGCAGTTTTCAGCGTATAAAGGCGAGTTACCTGGATGAGAGTTCAGTGGAATTGACCGAGCGTGAGTCAGAGAAGAAAAAGCGGATGAGCCACGCATGGTCACTGAGATTGAATAACAAATACTCTACCTATCAAGTAATTCAGATCTTAATGAGAGACCACGGGATTTCTCAGGCTTCGGCGTATCGTGAGTATAATATGTCCATGCAGATTTTTGGCGAGCTGGATGCTACTACATTGGCAGCGGAACGGCAGGTGCTGAAAGAGGCTTTCTGGAACGAATACCAGAAGGCTGTAAAGGCTGGCAATGGAGACCTTGCAGTTAAGGCACTGAAAGAATACAGGGAGCTATTTAATTTTGATGAAAACGAAAACCAGATAGACCCTAATAAGATACAGGCGCATGAGTATAACATCAGAATGCCGAGAAGAATTTATAAAATGATGGATAAGGAGTTTGCGTATGGTGTGGTAGATTTTAATAATTTAGAAATCGAGGATGCAGAATTTAGGGAAGTAGAAGAAAACGAAGATGATGATGAATAGAGAGATTAGTAATTTGATAAAACCACAGAAAGAGATTCTGCTCAATCCCATGCAGATGGCGGCTGTTCTGGCAAACCATCGCTATAAAATTCCTTATATCACAATAGAAGCGGCGAGGGGGTCGGGAAAGTCTACTGTTTTGGGGTGGTTCTTAAAGGAAGCCGTAAGGCAGATGCCACGCTCTACAGGTGTGATTGTGGGGGAGACCTTTGTGCAGATAAAGTCCAGAACTCTGCCATCTACCAAGGAGGGGCTAGAGATGTTTGGGCTGTATGAAGGTTATGACTATGTAGTGGGAAAGAGCGGGGTATCTATGGGATTCGAGCGACCATTCCAAGCGCCCGACAGCTGGAATAATGTAATTCATTTCAGAAATGGCGCCATTGCGGTGATGGTTTCGCTGGACAATCCCAATTCAGGAAGGGGGTTGAATTCTTATTGGGTAATGGGCGACGAGGCTGTATTGCTTACCTACGACCGATTATTCAACAATGTTTTGACGACGAATAGAGCCAAGAAGGAAATATTCAAAGGTAAATCTATGCTTCATGCCGAGATATTCGTTTCTTCCGTGGCGATGACCAAGAAGGGGGAATGGTTTACTAATAGGGAGAAAATGGCAATGGAAAACCCAAAAGAGTATACCTTTATCAAAGCATCTTCAAAAGTTAATATCCACAATCTAAAGCCTGGCTGGATAGAGAAGATGAGAAGAGAGGCGCTCTCAAAGACTATGTTTGAAGCTGAGATATTGAACATCCGCCCTGGGAAGATTGCTGATGGCTTCTATGCACAGCTCAGCAAGAAGAATTATTATAAGTATAAATATGATATCGAAGCCTTGGGGGACTTGGCAGAAAACTATGTGCCGAGCAGTAAGTATGACACTGATCTGGTGCGTGGTGTTCCGCTTCAATTCAATTTGGATTTCGGGGGAAGAATTAACTGCGGGACAGTATCGCAGTATCTAGAAAGCCAAGGAGAAATAAGATTCATTAAGGAGTTCTTT